ACCTGTTGGAGTGGGACTTCGTGATGGGCAAGGAAGGCAACGGCCTTGAAACCCGTTACAGCCTGCGCCCTGTGCCCCGCAAGAAAGGCAGCCAGGACAGCATCGAATCTGCCTGGACCGAAGCACGCGCTGCTGGCTTCGACATCGGGCGGCTTTTGACTGGAGAAAATCCTTTCAAAGCTGAATGATTCATCCAGGGGGCTTAACGGCCCCCTTTGTATTACTTACAATCGGCCAAAGCGCCGCGTAAATGGATCGTCACTACGAGAGACCTTTGCCAGAGACGATCACAACAATCCTGGATGATGGCTGTATTGCGATTTCAGTGGGAGACTTCACTGGAGTAGTCAGTTCAATGCACTTGATCGAGCCCAAAGCTCACCAACTACAAAGTGCATGGCTGGCACGTGAAGCCGAACTATCCGATGCCCGCTGATACACAGAACGCCCTCGCCGGACTCCGCCGCTGGAGCCTGGTCCGTGATGACTCCGGCCCTCATCGTGTGTATCGCGACGAGTCCGGTAAGTCTTACGCCTCAGTTACCCACATCCTCAAAGAAACCTCACCGCAATGGCAGAAAGATGCACTGGATAGATGGATTCAAAAACCAGGCTCTGCCCTGGAGCGTGATATTGCCTGCCAGCGCGGGACTCTGGCTCACGATCACGCGGAGTACGTCCTCAAAACAGCAGCGAAACTCGCGCGTAATAGCGCTAACAAGCGAGGAAGCTGGAGGACTGGAAATGACGGCCTGGAACGTGCCCCTAAGGGAATCACTACCTGGGCCATCGAAAAAGCCATCCAGGGGGCTCCTAGGGTCCCCTGGAGCGCCTCTGGCTACGCCCGAGGTCTACGGACTTGGATCGGAGAGAACGTAACAGCCATTCACGCCATCGAGTTCTCCGTACATGACCCACGAGGATGGGCTGGAACGGCTGACGCTTTGCTGGACGTGGATGGCGCGTTATGTATCGCCGACTGGAAGACCAGCGTGAACGCCCGCAGCGAGGACATGCTGGCTAATTACATTTGTCAGGCTGGAGCGTATTCACTGGGACTCCAGACCCTGACTGGGCTAAAGCCGAAGACCGGAGCCATTGTGGTGGCACGGCGCAGCGGAGCACCGCAAGTGCGCTTGCTCAATGAGTTAGAATTACGTGGGGCGGAGTGTCAATGGCTGGAGAGAATGGACATTTGGAACGCCCAGCAAGCCCTCAAGAGCTAGAAGAATCCCTGGCACGTATTTACACAGGCAAGGTCAACGTGGCCCTACAGGCCCAAGAGTTAAATATGCCCCTGGAACATCTAAAGCAGCTATTCCGGGCATATGTTGCCGCACGCCCTATCGGCATAAACGATGAGGACGTGTGGCTAGGTGACCTGGAACTGAGTTGGCCTTACGCCTGAGCGCATTCCTCCATGGCACGCTGTTCGTAGTAACGCTTCAAACGCGCACACTCATTGGCGCGGCTGAACTGCCCGAGCTGCTCAAACACCACAGCCCTGGCACGTTCATATCGAATCGCGGTAGGCAGCAACTCCGTGGGTACGCGACTACCTGCCGGTGAATACCTGGTTCCGTTCAGTTTGGTGCTCATGCTCGTCCCTCTTGAAGGTCAATGTAAGTGTGGATCTTGTCTTGAAGTTTTGCCATCTGCCTGGCACGTGCTGAATCAGCCCACCCACTTTTTTCGAAAACCGCAAACTCCCAATACAGGGAGTCTGCGAGTAGGTGAAGCTCCTGGAGCGTGAAAGTGTTGAGCTTCATTCGGCAAAAGTGTGCAAAGGACGCGGAAGCTGTTTCAGGTAGTCCAGCAACCCCTGGAACGTCAGCTCAAACTCTTCCCCGTCGCTTGTGACGAGGGTGCAGTCGTGCTCTCCACGGATAACCACAAAATCTGGGTCGTAGCCGTAGAGCGTCTCAGGCTGGAGAACTATGAACGGAACGTCCCCCCATGTACTGGTGTATCCATTTTGTGGACCAGCGCTAAAGCTGCAGATCACAGAATCGTGGGGGACCAACTGCTCAGCAAGGTGCAAAAGCCCTGGAGCGAATTTCTTAGTCAGTTCAATGCTCATTTGAGGTTGGGATTGCGGTCTGAGGGTGTTGGGATGGAGCGTTCCCAATCGTCTTGCTCCTGTTCAATTTGCATTTGCTCCAGCTCTTCGTCGGTGTAAAGCTCGAAGGGGAGTGGAGCGTCGTCAATGTCGGGGTAGTTCATGCGAAGGGAGAAACGGATTGCGTGTTGTAGCCCTGCCATTTTTTGGCAGTGTCCATGGCCTTGATCAGCTGGCACGTTTGCTTGTCGTCGCCAGTTGCGATGGCGATTTCTAAGCGGTGCTGGAGCATTGCCAGCACTCCCGCAGGGTTGCAGGGCTCCATCTCTTCAAAGGCTGGGCCGTCGTCGGATTGCTGGATTTCCTGCTCTGCTGCGGTGATGTCTGTGTAGGCCGTGGAACGTGAAACGAAGTAGCGCGCGCTTAATAGCGTTGCGAGCGAAGCGACCGGAACGCCGCGTTCAAGCATTGCCCGCGCGTAGCTGAGGCGATGCTGAATCTCTACCTGCGTGGCCATCACTTGATCCCTGGAGCGTCGGTGTAGTCCAAGCCCAACGCGCCAGCGACGCGTTGCAGAAGCTCAATGTCTTCCCTGGAGCGATATGGGGAATTGTGCAGGCTGGCTAAAAAGTCAACGACAGCGGATGGGATGGCGTCGTGTTCGGCGGCAACCTGGACTGTGGTCTTTTCGGTGCTGTCCCAATCACTGTGCCCCGTTATGTGCCACCGGTTGATGGTGATCCGTGGAACGTCGGTGAAGGTGTGCAGCTGTTCGGTTTGTGTGGCGTAGTTCATGGATGGAACAAAACTGGATTTTCTGGAAAGTTGGACGATTCAGCGGTTGGGGTAAATCTCATCAGCGAGCTGGCGCGCGGCCCATGTCATCGCGTGGTTAACGATTGCGGCGTTCATGTCGTCGCCGTCTTCGAATCCGTCGGCTTCTCCTTCGAGAGCCTGGAGCGTTGACGTTGCGCCAATCGCTTCGCAATAATCTTTAAAGAAGGCCATAAGGTCCTTCTCTTGTTTGCTCCAGCGGTCCAAGAGCTGGTATGTGTAGCACTCACAAAGGTTGACCCAATCGGAGCGGTCAAAGTCTTGTAAGCCTTCTGGACAGTCATCGAAGCGTTCGATGATGTCATCAATGCAGCGACTGGCTGGAGCGGTCCAGTCCTTGTCAACCCAGCGGGAACCCGCTTCGGTCAGTAGTTCTGTCAGTGTGGCCATGGGTGAGCCTTTGAGTGGTTGGTGGAATGTTCAGCGCTTGGCTTGCGCTTTGATGAGTTGGAAGCGGTAGCGGCTGGGGTCTTCCCCGTTGCGCTTAGCTACTGCCATCAAATATTCAATGCGGGCCACCTCAGCGTTGGCAACGCTTGAGGAGTGGACCGAGGTGAGCCAGGGGGACTGAGCCATGGGTGGGCTTGGTTGTGTACTTTCACAGTGTAGCACATAATCGAGGACATGTGTCAAGCCTGGAACGCCTAGCGTGTCTCCCTGGTCCGGTTAGTATTAGTGAAGGTCTACGAATGCCAGCCCGTGGCTGATAACAACACCGAAGAAAGAAAGACCAGCGTTGGTGACGATGAGTCGAAGCGGTGGCGCAAGGGACGCGGCGCGGCGCACAAAGTAGAGGAGCGCGCGCAAGTTTGCTATGGCTACATCTTGGAAGGTGGGACGAGACATCAGATCGCCGAAAAAGTGGCGTCAAGGTTCAATGTCTCTATGCGCACGGCGCACGAAGACTACCGGCGCGCTATGGAGTTGTTGAGAACGGAACAAACTGGCACACGTGAAGAATTGTTGAACCAACTGCAAGCACTGCGCCTCGCAACTGTCCAAAGGGCCCTTAAAAGGGGACATTTTCAGACCGTTGCAACGCTGCTGGGTGACATGGGCCGCGTAATAGGCGAGGCAGCACCGGAGCAGCTGGCGCTGCAAGTTCCGGAATTGTCTATACAAATTGAAGACAAAAATACTCCCGCAAAGTAGAGCTAACTCTGCGGGAGTTTTAGTTAGTAACTCAGCGACCCCAAACTAACACTTTGCAATAGTTGTGGTGGTTGTTACTTTTCATGCAATTTTGGTAGGCAAGTTCATCCTGAGCGTGGAAGAATTTACCAGCCAAAAATGTCAACGAAGCAACAGAAATAAGCGAGACAAAATACAACTTGGAAGACATAACTTTGGGTGAGTTAGTGTTAGCAGCTGTGTGCTGCTAAATATATTTTACCGCCAGAGAATATTTGTGCTAGGTTTACTGTGCCACTGTGTCAGCTGCCACACGCTCCCAAAATTCTGATTTTTCGGAAATTTTTTTAGTAAATCTGTACTGTGTGCCAGTCGGTGCAACTGTCACAGGGGGTAGGGTTGCAAAGTAGTACACTTGTATCAAGGCGCGGGGAACTTACTGATACATCCCAGGTTCTTTGATTGTACTACACCCGCCCGGGGGTAGGGGTTGAAAAAGCAGTTAATGTAATACCCATGACCGTACAAAATGCACCCCCACTTAGTCTCCGCTGGGCACAGGGGCAAGTATTCACCGACGAACACAGATTCCGCGTCCTCGTTGCAGGCCGCCGCTTCGGAAAGTCATACCTTTCCTGCGTCGAACTTTTGCGTGGAGCGATCAATAACCCCGGCGAAACCTTCTTTTACTGCGCCCCCACCTACCGGATGGCGAAGGATATTGCCTGGAAAGTGCTCAAAAAACTCGTCCCTAAAGCCTGGATCAAAACTAAGAACGAAACCGACCTGAAATTAGAGCTAGTCAACGGCTCAACCATCGAATTAAAGGGCACCGAAAACGCAATGGCCCTACGTGGCCGCAGTTTGTCCGGCGTCGTACTCGACGAAGCCGCATTCATGGACGCCGAAGTCTGGTTTGAGGTCATTCGCCCCGCCCTGGCCGACAAACAAGGCTGGGCACTCTTTATCTCCACCCCGGATGGAACGGCCAGCTGGTTCTACGACCTTTGGTGCTACTGCGAAGATGACCCAACCCACGAATGGAAGCGCTGGTGCTACACCACCATCGAAGGCGGAAACGTCCCAGCCGACGAAGTTGAGGCAGCCCGCGCTCAACTTGACCCGCGCACGTTCCGCCAGGAATTCGAAGCGTCCTTCGAGAACCTAACCGGCCTCGTCGCCATCAGTTTCTCCGACGACAACATCTCCACCGAAGCCAGAGACATCTCCATCCAACCCCTCCTCCTAGGCGTCGACTTCAACGTGGACCCCATGAGCGGAATCTGCGCCGTCAAAGACAAAGACACCCTCTACGTCTTCGACGAAATCACTCTCACCGGCGGTGCAACCACCTGGGACTTCGCA